CTAAGGAATGTGGAGTATCTCATATGACTATTTTTAATTGGTTAAAAAAGTTTAACCTTATTCGTGACTCAAGGAGCTGGAAATGATCGTAGGACTTCACGGCTTTGCCCAATCTGGCAAGGACACCATTGGCGAAGAACTTGTAGAGAAGTATGGGTTTGAACGCTTGTCATTTGCAGACATTATTCGTGACGCAGTATACATCTTAAACCCAGTTGTTTTTCATAACCCTATGGGAGAAACTGGTCGGGTTAGAGACCTAGTAGATGAGTATGGTTGGGAATGGTGTAAGGTTGATTACCCAGAAATACGCAGATTACTGCAGGTGATGGGTACAGAGGTTGGGCGGGATCTAATCTATGAAGCCATCTGGATTGACGGTCTTCGTAATAAGATTCGTAATGGTGATTATGTAATCACAGATGTTAGGTTTGATAATGAAGCCGAGATGATTAGGTCTAACCGAGAAGGTTTTCTAGTTAAGATCGTCAGAGATGGCGTAGGCCCAGTCAATTCTCATAAATCTGATAGTGGTCTCCCCGATCACCTGTTTGACTTGATCATTGATAATGATGGTTCTCTGGAGGAGTTCCTTGAAAGCGTGGAGAAAATCATCTCCATGAAACCCTCTACTATGGTATAATAATATTATGCCTATGTATGAATACAAGTGCGAAACTTGTGAAAAAGTAGAGGATGTCATCGTAAGTATTGACAAGCGCGATGATGAGATGCTATGCTCTGAGTGCGAAGGAAAGGTTTTTAGGGTGCTGACAGCTCCCGGCCTTGTCTGGGCACCAACAGCAGGAGGCTATAAGTGAGCGCACTAAGTAAAAGAAATAAGAATGGATACACGCCAACCTTTCCAGAAAATTGGATTGTTGAGTATGAGTTTGATTTTAATGGAAAGCCGGTTCAACCTGGAACTGTCTTGAGGTTTCGTGGTCGCCAGGGGACCTTTATCTGCAAGTACAAGGTTACTCATAAGGTTACTGGGAACGAGTGGATTGATTGTCTTTCTGATAAGACTAAGGCATACTACTCAATCAAGGTTAGCGAAATTTCTAGGATTGTTAAGCCTAAGAAATATAGAACTAAGATTGCGAATCTTTCGAAATGAGTGGAGTTCTACAGCGCCCAGACGATGCACATTATGAGCTGATGGAGCGTGCGGTAGAACTTAGAATTAGAGGCAAGCAGCCGAGGGAGATTGCTACCGAACTCGGAATCAATCGCTATGAGGTTGATGAGCTAATGTCCGAATGGCAGTACATTATTTCTAATGATGGGCTTGCAGTAGCACGTTCTCAGGAAGCCTTGGCAAATGCTGATAAACATTATAATGATTTGATTAGAAATGCTTGGGAGATTGTTGAGCAAGCAGACAGCGTTCCTGACGATACTAAGTTTATGGCGCAAAAAAATTCAGCACTTAAACTAATCGGTGACCTTGAGCATAAAAGATTTTCAATGCTTAAGGAAATGGGGGCCCTGCAGAATAACGACATTGCCTCAGAGATTGCAGAGCGGGAACGAAGAGAAGAAATTATAATGGATATCCTTAGAGATGTTATTTGTGATAAGTGCAAGCCAGAGGTCACGAGAAGACTAGCACAGCTGAATGGGCAAGTCGCGCCGATTCAGGTGGTCGTTGATGAGTCTTGATTTTTCTAGTTTCTTAAGTGCATTATCAGAGGACGAGTTTGATGAGACTCCGGTAGACCTAATAACATTTTGCTATGACACAGAGTACCTTGGCTTGCCAAAACTTTCAGATCATCAGATAACAATGCTTGAGGCAATGACTCAGATCTATAAGAAAGAAACACTTGAGAGATTATTTCCAGAGGAGCAGGCTAAAAAGAGATGGAAGCAAACGTTCCGAGAGGTTATTCTCCAACTCGGGAAGGGTAGCGGTAAAGACTACACCTCTACAATAGCCTGCGCCTACATCGTATACCTGCTACTTTGCTTGAGGGATCCAGCAGCCTATTACGGGAAACCTGCGGGAGACAGCATTGACATTATTAACATCGCCATTAACTCTCAGCAGGCCAAAAACGTGTTTTTCAAGGGATTTAGGTCACGCATTGAGAGGTCCCCCTGGTTTCAAGGAAAATACTCCCCTACCGCTGACGCAGTTAAATTTGATAAAGCCATTACAGTCCATTCTGGGCACTCTGAGAGGGAAGCCTGGGAGGGCTATAACGTCCTTGTGGTCATCCTTGACGAGATTTCGGGTTTTGCTATGGAAAATACCAGTGGAAATACGCAGGCTAAAACTGCCTCAGATATTTATAAAATGTACTCTGCCTCGGTATCTTCAAGATTTCCAGATTATGGAAAGGTACTACTACTTTCTTTCCCTAGATTCAAGAACGACTTCATCCAGCAGAGATACGAGGCTGCCGTGGGGGATAGAGAGGTAGTTCACCGAACCCAAAATCTAGTAGTTAATCCAGACCTTCCAGAAACTGATCCAGAAAACATAATAAACATTGAATGGACAGAAGACCACATCGTAACCTATAAGCAAGCTCGCACGTTTGCTTTGCGTAGACCAACTTGGGAAGTAAACCCTCTTAGAAAAATTGAAGAGTTTACTCAAGACTTTTATAATGATTACGAGGACGCGCTTTCTAGATTTGCCTGCATGCCTCCAGACTCTATTGATGGATTCTTTAAGTCTAGGGAGAAAGTTGAAAGAGCCTTCAATAGTAATCAGTGGAACATATCTGAGAAGGGTTTGCTTGCACCACAGTTTAAGCCGGTAGAAGGAAAGAAGTATTACCTGCACGTTGACCTTGCCCAGAAGATTGACCGTTGTGCCATATCAATCGCGCATGTAGAAGATTGGGTTAATGTTAAGATCGGTACAGTTCATAGGGAGCTTCAACCAAAGGTAGTGGTTGATGCGATAAGATGGTGGACTCCCTCATCTACAGAAACAGTAGACTTCTCAGAAGTAAAAGAATTTATTATTGATCTTTATAGAATGGGGTTTGATATACCCTTGGTAACATTTGACCGATGGAACTCTCATCAAATAATGGAAGAACTAAATGCATATAGTATCAAGACCGAGGTTCTATCTGTTGCTAAGAAGCACTATCAGGATATGGCTCTGATTGTTACAGAGGAAAGATTGAGTGGGCCAGATAATAGAATTTTAATTGAAGAGCTTATGCAGTTGAGAATTATTAGGGATAAGATAGATCACCCTAGATCAGGAAGTAAAGATTTAGCAGACGCAGTTTGTGGTTCGGTGTATAATGCTATGACGCATACTCCGAAGGAACTGAATCGGGAGATAGAGATTCACACTTACGGACAAATTGAAAGAAGAGAAGTCGAGCAAGCAAGAAAAGAGGATAAGAGGCCAAAGATTCAGGAAGCCAAGCCAGCTATGCCTGGGGAATTAAAGAACTTCCTTGACGGCCTTAGGACCATATGATAGAATATAGACAACATACAATAGGAGGAAATATGAGCCCGTTCACAAAAGAAGAAAATAAGACAGTTGTTACCTACGAAGGCTACTTTGATACGTCAGATAGCTCAGTGTTTGAGTCGGTTTACAAGCTCGACGAAGAGACCGTAGCGTTTCTTTTTCGTTCAGGAAGCACTTATCGGTACAACAACATTCCGGAAAAGGTAATGACGGACATTTTTGATCCAGAAATCTCCCTTGGTGCATACTACGCGCAGAACATTCGTGGCATCTATCACGGAGATCGCCTTGGCTGGAACAATGATCTAGAGTTTATTCCGGCAGAGCAGCTTTCGATTTCTTATGACAAGGTGTCATCAAAGGAACTCCCAACGTTTGACCAGGGTGTTTCCTACGCATCTTTGATGCAACAGTACGAGGATGAATTTGATTCCACTCGTTCAGAAGAAGTTGAAGAAACAACTACAGAAGGAAATTTCGTTGTAAATATTACGATGTCTACTGGTGTTTCTGCTTCTGATCTTGTCAATTTCATTGAAAAGACCCTAGAGCGCAATTCTGTTTCTAAGGTAGAGATTGTTCGTTCATGAGCGACCTTGAAAAGCAGATCGAAGATGCCGAAAGAGCATTGAATAATGCGGTCAAGAAACTCGGAACGGTGACTGGAAAAAGTGCGCAGGGGGCAGAGAATGAATATGGCCAAGCGTACCAGACACTCGCTAGACTTGGGGCTAGACCTAAGTTAAAGAAGCGGTACCGCTCATAGTCCTGGGTGGTGGCGTGGTAATCCACGCCACCACCTTCGGAGATCAAGGAGCAATAGCTCAGCTGGTCAGAGCGTCGGACTCATAATCCGTTGGTCCTGGGTTCAAGTCCCAGTTGCTCCACTAAACTATAAACAGATTGGGTAGATATGTCAGACGAATACTTGAACGAAGAGTTCGGAAAAGAATATATAGAAGAGCTTGTCACTAATGGATTCCTCATCCTGGATAAGAATGAGTTTGATGAAACAATATATAGTGCTGGCCCAGGACTAGAAGACGAGTGCCCAATTCTGTACGAAGCCATGATGGGTTCAGCAAAATACCTAATTGACATTTTGATGGAGTCAGACCTAATTTCAGCCTATTATAATGATTTTGGTGATGAGATTTATTATGCTACCCAGAGGGGTGAAGAATTCTTTATGGATATGATTGTGGCTAGAAAGCTAAGAATTTCTAGGGATGAGCTTTTTTAATTCGCCGATGATATAATTGTTAGATGAGAATTAAAAAGGCGGCAAAGACCTATTCACCTAATGACGGTATGAAATCAGCTGCCCGCAGGGCGCTTGCCTGGAAGGAAGATGGCAAGCGTGGGGGCACTATAATTGGCCTAACAAGGGCAAACCAGATCGTAAATGGAACTAATCTTTCAGAGTCAACGGTAAAAAGAATGTATAGTTTCTTTTCTCGTCATGAGGTAGACAAGAAGGCTACTGGTTTTAGCTCTGGAGAAGAAGGTTACCCCTCACCAGGTAGAGTAGCCTGGGATCTTTGGGGTGGAGATGCAGGATTTAGTTGGTCTAGGAACATTGCTGAAGGTCTTAGAAAAGACTTAGATATGTATAAAGCTGGAAAAAGTTTTTCAGTCGGTGACATGGTTTCCTGGGACTCTAGTGGCGGAGAAGCAACTGGAAAAATTGAATATATAATGAGAGAGGGAGTCCTTGGGGTTCCTAACACAAGATTTAGCATCCGTGCAGAGCCGGATGACCCAGCTGTTTTGATTAGAGTTTATAAAGACGGGGAGCCAACAGAAAACCTTGTTGGCCATAAAATGAGTGAACTAAGGGATGGCTCAACAAAAAAGAATCATCACGATATGGAGTACGACCACGAAGATATGAATGACTGGCCGGGACTTAATGAAAGGCAATCCGATCTTGCGGAAGCATATTGTGATATTGCAGAGGAGTATGGACAGTTTGATCAAACAGACGGTGCCAATGGCGCACACTACGCAGATGGCTCAAAGAATCCATTTAAGTCTGAAGGATTAAAGTGTGGTAGTTGTATATTTTATGAAGAAGGCGCCTGTCATATAGTTTCTGGACAAATTGATCCAGAAGGCGTTTGCAAGCTTTGGATTATTGCGGAAGCAAATTCCGATGGCGAAGAAGATATCATAGAAGATGTTTATAAAATGAAGGGCTCCCTCTGGCAGGGAGTCTTTATCCCGTAATAAAGTATTGTATATACTTTAATGTTCTGATACACTTATTCATATAAACTACTAATTGGAGAATAATGATTGACGCAGTTCTTTTTGATGTTGACGGAACGCTTGTAAATACGGAGAGCGTTGTCCACTTTGTAGATAGACCTAAGGGTATGAAGGACTTTGAAAGTTTCCATTCACAGTCTATGTTCTGCCCACCTAATTTTGGTCCAGCGGAATGCCTGAGACTTTTAAATAAAATTGGTGTACCTGTTATTATCGCAACGGCAAGACTTGAGCGTTGGAGAGAGGATACCGTAAAATGGCTGTCGTTGAACAATCTTCAATATGAAAAGCTTTATATGCGAGGGCCTGTTGATTTTAGAAAAGACGTTATCGTAAAGCAGGAAATGCTTGAATCAATTAATAGCGATGGATATAACCTAATTGAGGCCTGGGATGATAACCCTAACATTATTGAGTTGTGGGAAAGTAATGGCATCCCCACGGTACTAGTTCCTGGCTGGGATAGATCTGTTGTAGAAACATCTGAAAAACAGTTTACTGCCGTCTAGTTAAGTGATACACTTATTCCTCGCCCCTGTAGCTCAGTGGATTAGAGCATATGGTTTCTACCCATCAGGTCGGGAGTTCGAATCTCTCCAGGGGTACCAGAAGTAGATTGCTTTGGTACTACATAAATGATAAAATTAGCTAATTCAATTTGATGGGAGGTGTTTCGTTTGGCAACTGGATTGGGTGCCCTTTATGGGTACAAGACGAAGAACGGTACTGTCGTTGCCGCTGGTGAAAGTGCAGAAACT